CCTTAAATGCAATACAGGATGATGGGTTAGCATCTATTGATCAAACCACATCATATTTCTTATATAATAGAGGAGGTAACTTTAATCAAGTTTCTGATAGATCTGGAAGTGCACATTACAATATTGGGTTTTTAATTGATGAATTGGGAAATGTGTACCAACCCCAAGAATCTGAATCAGCATATTTACCTAATTTATATTCTGGATTTGGAAGAGGATCAAAAGTAACATTCATCCCAGTTGATACAGGATCTGATGTTGCTGGTACATTTGATGTACATTATCCGGCTGTAAAAATTAGACCAATTTTATATTCAGATACAGGTTCTTTGGGTGAGCCATATTTGGTATCAGGAACTATAGCCGGAGGTAATTTAGGTTTATTCCAAAGCCCAGAGGCCTTTATAGATTTTAATAGTCAAGTTGAATTAACATCTACTCAAGATGTCTTAATAAACCAAACAGATAATATATTATTTACAGATATAATCTCAGACCAGGAAGATGGGTGGGGGTATAACAGTAGTGGAGACTGGAGTTATACAGTACAAGAATCTTCAAATGTTAGTGGAAGATTCCAAGCTCAAGTAGAGGCATCCGTATTAAATACTATATCTAATCCTACTAATAACCAATTGCAATTACAATTATATAGAAATGGGGATTTAATTGCTTCCATTTCCAAATATGCATCCCCAGGTAGTTTTCAAACACTTAGTATATATAAAACTTTAAGATTTACTAAAGGAGATGAGTATGTTTTTAAATTTAATAATAATGGCAATGCAGCTACTGCTAATACAGTACGCCTATTACCAACATCTGGTCTAAATGATACATTAGTAACAACAGCAGCTGAACTCCCTAATTACCCAGCTGCTGGTAGTTCACTTAATATACCATACGCAAATGCATTTACAACAGGCAAAACAATTGACTCAGTATTAACTGCTTCTCAAGATATAGCACAATGGTATGGAGGGGCATATATTCAAGGAAATAACATTCTAGGGTATTCATATAATATTCCTTTTGTATTTGAACAGTATGATGAAGTTAGATGGAATGGAACCGAAGAAACAGTTTCTTTAATTAATAGTGTAGAATGGTCTAACACACCTTCTTTATCTGGAAATCAATATGAAATGTATATTTATTTAACAGCACCTATAGATACTTCTATAATTAATTTAGATTATTTTGAATTTAGAAGAAACCTCTTTCAAAAAGATGCAATAATAATAAACACCCCAGGATCAGTAATGGAAAAAGGATTTATACTCCCTGAATATCAATCACCAATACTTAAAGAAAATCTTTCAAGTATCATTGAAAACCTCACAAATAACGGATTAATTTCAACAACTTAACATATTTATAACGAAAATACACAAAAATGGGATATTTAAATAACTCAGTAGTAACAGTAGATGCTATTTTAACAACAAAAGGTCGTCAAGCTTTAGCTCAAAATGATGGTTCATTTAGAATTACACAATTTGCATTAGCTGATGATGAAATTGATTATACACTCTATAATCCAAACCACCCCTCAGGTTCTGCATATTATGGTGAAGCATTACAAAACATGCCTTTACTAGAAGCATTCCCTCAGGAAACACAAGTAATGAAATATAAATTAGTTACTTTACCTCGTGGTACTGCTAAAATGCCAATCCTAGATTTAGGTTACAATGCAATTGTAATTAAACAAGGAGCTTCATTAGCAATTACTCCTCAAACATTAAATTATTTTGGAGGAGATACATTTGAAACTGCAGGATATACAGCAACCATTTCAGATGTTCGTTTATTTAACTCATTCGATGGTGTAGGTATCAATACCCCAGAAGTACAAGCATTAAATGCTTCAACAACTGTAGGTACAAGCGTATCTAAAACAGTAGTAGGAACTACAATTAACCTAAGAGCAACTACAGTTAATACATTATTTGGATCTTCAGCAACTTCTTTATATGCTACATTAACAGTAGTAGGTAGAGATAGTGGAGCTAGAGTAACAATACCAGTAACTGTAAATAAAGCCTCATAAAAAATAAAATATGTCATTTACAAGATTAACAACCGACGATTTCGTAGTATCAGCAGATTCTATTTCATCAACTTTATGGACCGATGGTTCTCCATCACTCACAACATCATTTACTTCATCTGCACAAGCTGCAGGATCTACAGGAGATTTTTATTTAAATGTCTACCAAACAGCAGCAACTGAATCTGTTCAATTTGCTTTAACTTATGGTAATTCAATGGGTAGTGGTAGTGCTGTATACAACCCAGCAGTTGATGGTAAATCGCCAACTTCAACAGTTTATGGACAGTGGCAAGATTTAGTTATAGGGGATGAAAATACAGATTTTGTATTTGGTAACTTTACTTCATCTGAATTTTTTGCTATGCCTTTTGAAAGAGCATGTTATAAAGAAAAATTATTTTTAGGTTCAACCGCATTAACTATATCTGGTTCTTTAGGTACAATACAATTAACTGATAATAGTAATTATGTAACTTCTGTTCAATTTAATGAAGCGGGACGTGTTTTCCAACTAATTTCAGGTTCACAAGGTGTAATCTCAGCAAATGCAAATGATCCATCAACAGGATATACCTCAGATTCAGGATCTTATGGTTGGTTACTCCCAGATATTGGAGCAATTATATTAAATCCATTTGCTTTAAGTGGTTCATTAGCTGCTGGAGGTTGTGGTTTTATTTATAGTGGTTCAGGGTACAGTGGTTCAGCTACTTATACATCTAATACAGCAGCCCCATCCCAAATGTTTAGAGCAATTAGTGGATCTTTAGGAGGATCAATTAACAAACCATTTTTTATCAATTCAGAAGAAACAATCACCTCAGATTTTATATTTGTAAGACCTAGAAGTTCAGAATATAATTACTCATCTAACCCATCATTTATTTCAGGATCAACAGGTGAAGTGTTATATAGTAATTTTATAAATAATCCACAAACATATATGACAACTGTTGGATTATATAGTGATACAAATGAATTATTAGCAGTAGCAAAATTATCAAGACCATTAGTAAAAGACTTCACTAAAGAAGCATTAATCCGCGTTAAGCTAGACTTTTAAAATGAATGAGCACATTCAAACAATTTTTAGCATCCGACATAATAGTTACTCCATTTGAAGTAAATAAAGGTTTTACCTTTAATGGAGATGACTTTACTGACCCTGATATTTCTATTGATAGATTTTTAGGACAAAATATACAATCTAACCCATTTATTTCAGGTTCTAACCCTACAACTGGATTTATTTCTATTGAGGATCAAGAATTAATTTATAATTCTGTAAAAGAATTATACTATTCAAACCATATAAGTTCATCATATAGTGATGTACTTAACACATCAAGTTTAGTTCCTGGTAGAGATACTGAAGGTGATAGATTAGTAGGTACAACTCAATCAGATGGTAGGTATTTTAATTACCCACAAACTGATTTAACATTTGAAAAATATTTCCCCACAGGTTCAACTAATATAATAGGTGTTATTTCAATACCTTCAAGATTATATGGTAACTATATCCAACCTAATTCATTTGAATATACAGCCCCAAGTGGTTCTATAACAGATGATGGTGAAGGAAATATTATATACAATAATCAAATTTGTGGAAATATATTTTATACCCACGGAATAATAGTATTAACTAGTGATGGGATTCCTTTAGAAGATGGATATGGTGAAGGAAATTATGGTACTTTACTATATGGTTTAGGTGACACTACTTTTATTGAAAATTTTGTAACGGCGTCTAATGTGACTTGTTCATTTTCCTCATCTTTAGATATATTTGAAACACAATACAAATGTACACTTAGAGAAAGTGAATTTAATTTTAGTTTAAATCCTTCAATAATTTCAGGTTCAACAGATGGAACCCTTTATGGATTTGTAACTGAATCTTATTTTAGTCCTTATGTTACTACTGTAGGATTATACGATGAATACCAAAATTTATTAGCAGTGGGTAAATTATCACAACCACTACCTACTTCAACTACTACAGATACAACAATACTTATTAATATAGACAGATAATAAAATGGCAACTTTAGATAATTCAAACATTGTAAATGGCAATACTGTAGAAACTACAGATATAACTCAATTATATACAGCATTAGGCACAGGAAATCCAGGAACTATTACTGGATTAGTAATGACTGGTAGTTTAAAAGGAGATGTTCAAGGTACATCAACAAATGCTAACTTTGCAAGAATAAATAATAATATAACATCTCCCACAATATACTCAGTATTATTTGCTGATAGCCCTGTAAGTTCAGCTAATAAACAAATATATGCTGATTCTGGTTCTGATGGTTCTGGTATGCATTATCAACCATCAACAGATCTATTAACAGTTACAGCATCCTTTGCAGTAACAGCTTCACATGCTTTAAATGCAGGTGGTGGTTCTTCATTAACAATGGCTACTACCCCCGATAGCCAAAACCCAGCAGTATCATCAACATGGATTCCAATTGCAGGTGTTGCCCAATTTCTTGTAGGACCGGGTGCATTTGTTGATCTACAACAAATATTTGGATTTACCCCCGTAGGTGGTTTTGGTATTGATTTAATAATAACAGCAAACGAAATAGTTGCCCCATCAAACCCAGCAGTTCCAATATCTCCATCCCTTAATGCTAGTATAGTAACATTTGAAGGAGCAACAGCAGATGTAATGTATCAGGGTTGGTACCGAACCTAATTAAATTAATATGTGGTTATATAATAAAAAGGAAATGGAATCACTTTCTGATTTTCCTGACAACACCCATGGTTTTGTATATAGAATAATACATAAACCTACGGATAAGATGTATATTGGTAGAAAAATACTTCAAAATACAACTAAAGTTAAATTAGGCAAAAAAGAACTTAAAGAACTACAGGGTGTAGTAGGTCGTCGCCCATCATATAAAATGGCCGTCAAAGAATCTAATTGGAAAACATATTGGGGTTCAAATAAATTCCTAAAAGAATTATACAAAATAGAACCAAAAGAAAATTTCGAACGTGAAATTTTAATTTGTGCTCCTACAAAAAAATTATTAACTTACTACGAGTTAAAATATCAAATACTCTATGAGGTTTTAGAAAAACCCGATGAGTTCTTCAACGACAACATTCTCGGTAAGTTCTTTACTCGCGACTTTGATGTGTAAAATATTGTTCGTATATTACGAGCTATATGGTAAATCAAAGTCTAGTTGCATTGACTAATTCGGTGCTTGGTTCTGGTAAATCAACGGCAAGAGGTAATTATGCTTACCACTGCCCGTTATGCCATCATACTAAACCTAAACTAGAAGTTAATTTATCTGAAAATTCTAAAGGGGAAAACCCGTGGCATTGTTGGGTTTGTGATAAAAAAGGTAAAAAATTATACCAATTATTTAGAGCTGTAAGTGCCTCTTCTGAAAAAATGGCTGAATTAAAAGCCATTGTAAAATATGTAGGTAAAGAAACAAATATTACTGTTAAAGAAATAGTACAATTACCTAAAGAATATCAATCATTCGAAAATATAAAACAATCTAATATTGAAGGTAGACAAGCATTAGCCTATCTAAAATCAAGAAATATAAGTATGGATGATGTGTTAAAGTATAATATCGGATATTGTGCCACAGGTCGTTACTCTAAAATGATTATAATTCCATCATATGATGTTAATGGAACCCTCAATTATTTTACAGGCCGTTCATTTGAGAAAGAACCATATA